AAATACAATCGTATATGCAATCCCAGTAGATTCAGATTTAGGAGCTGTAATCAATAAAGCAAATATTGGTATCGTATGGCATACAACATATACAGGTGGTGCATTACAAGATATGAAAGCTTCTTTTGGTGCAGATATTAAATCATTATCTAAATCAAGTTCTGTATGGATGGATGATGCAACATACAAAGATGTATCTGGTAAGGCTACATTTAATGCAAAAGAAACAGACAAAATAACTGCTGTATTATCACAAAGTGGTAAAACTTTTCAAAAAATTAATTCAGGGGCCCTTACTAAGTTTCTTAAATTACAGGATAGTCTAACTGGTGTATTAGCAGGTGCATCATTAAAGACTTACAATAACAGTAAAGTTAGAGCAGGTCAGAAGATATCTAATCCTAATAAACATGCTGTTGGATATGTTAGATGGGTAGATATGTCTGTTCAGAAACAGATTGATAAGGTTAAAACTCCTGCTGCTAAGAAAAAATATACCAAGATACAAAAAGAATATATGAGAGAGTTTAGTAAACTTACAAATACTCTTATAACAGTTATCACATTCCAAAATTTATTACTAGATGCTAAGACGCAAATTATAAATAAACTAAATAGTGTAAAGGGTCTAACTGATACATTTATCAAGACCTCAAATGGATTTAAAGTAACAAACCCAGAGGGTTATGTTGCAATTGATAGAGTGAGTGGAGATGCAGTTAAACTTGTAGACCGTATGGAATTCTCGTTTAACAACTTTACAGCTATCAAATCATGGGATAAGTAATTGAAAACATTTCTAGATAAATATGACGAACTATCAGAGTTTAGAGTCATATCTAAAGCACAGAGAAAGAAGATGGGTTTACGTATGAAACGTATGGCCAAATCATCTGCGTTTAAAGCAAAGAAGGCTAGAAACAAATTACGAATTGCTTCCCCAGAAAAGATATTAATGAAAGCAAGAAAACTTGCAAAACAAAAAGTTCTCGATAAATTTTATAAAAACTATAAAACAATGGGTTTACAACAGAGAGTTAAAGTAGACCAAATTATTGCAATGAAATATGGTGGTTTTATAGACAAGGTTTCTAAAAAGATGGTTAAGGTTGTTAAAAAGAAAGAAATCTTAAAAGTAAAAGACGCAAAGGCGGCAAAGAAAAATGCGTAAATTTTCTGACATAACAGAAGCAACTGGTAAGATTGTATTTACGTTTGGACGTTTTAATCCACCTACGACTGGCCATGAAAAACTTATCACTAAAGTTGCATCAATTTCTGGTTCTGACCCCTATAGAATATATCCATCATTAACACAGAATCCAAAGAAAGACCCATTACCTCATGCACTAAAAGTTGCATACATGAGAAAGATGTTTAATAAACACTCAAAGAATATTATTGCAGATAAGAAAGCTGTAACTGCTATAGATATTGCAGTAAAACTCTATGATGAAGGTTTCAAAGATTTAGTCATGGTTGTTGGTTCTGATAGAGTAAAAGAGTTTAATGATTTACTTAAAAAATACAATGGTGTGTCTGGTAAAAGACATGGGTATTATAAGTTCAATACAATAAGTGTAGCATCTGCTGGTGAACGTGACCCAGATGCAGAGGGTGTTACTGGTATGTCTGCATCTAAGATGAGAGCAGCTGCAGTAGAAGGTGATGAAAAATCTTTTGCAATGGGTGTACCTAAAGGTTTTAAAGATGTAAGTAAACTATTTCAAGATGTTCGTAAGAACATGGGTATTCGTGAAGATAGAGATATGGGTTCTATGACAGACTTTGAGAGTGTGCGAGATGCATACCTAGTAGGAAAAGTGTGGAACGTAGGAGATTTGATAGAAGCAAATGGTGTAACAGGTATCATTATTCGTAAGGGAACTAACTATGTTTCTTACAATGATGGTAATGGTAAAGTACACAAAGCATGGTTGCATGACATTACATTAGATGAAAGAAACTATGCAAAAGAATATGCAAACTATCAAGGAACACCAGAACAGATTGCAAGACGTTCTTCAAGGAACAAAGCTCGTAAGATTATGGGTGATAAAGCAGTTAAGGGTATGGACGTTGGACATAAAGATAACGACCCTCTAAACAATGACCCAAAGAATTTAAAGATGGAAGACCCTTCTAAGAATCGTAGAGAACCTAGATTAAGAGAAAAATCTGATTTAGATGAAATTCCTATGGCATTATTAAAAGTTAAAAATGCTATCAGCCAAATGACGCACCCTAAAGGGTACGAGGATATGGTTAAACAATATGTACGATATATGAGTGAACCAAAACCTTATGCAAGTAAAGGTATTGTAATCGGTGATATTGCAAAACAACGCAGAAATGTAGATATAAAAAGTTTTGCACAATACATTAATAAACTAGTTTCTAAGGGTAAACTACCAAAGAACTTAGCTGCAAACTTTGATATTGTTTCTGAGGTTAAACAAGACAAAGAGGTTAAAGATAAAGATGGTACTCAACCAGCAAAGTATTATGCTGGAGATATGGCAAAGTCTACTAAAGATAAGAGAGATGCACACTTCAAGAAGAAAAAAGAAGGCCCTGCTCCAGGCGATGCAACTGCAAAAACTAAACCATCTACTCATACTAAGAAGTTTAAACAGATGTTTGGTGAAGTTTTACCTCAAGGTGCAGACATGGGAGATTACATTGATGATTTCGCAAAGTCTGATGCACCACAGTTTAAGGGTAAGTCTAAAGAGAAACGCAAAGATATGGCAATTGCCGCATTTAAATCAAAGGAAGAATCCATGATTGTAGAAAATGAAGGTTTAAAAAACAAAGCAGAGAAATCTGGTATATCTTATAGTATTTTAAAACAGGTATACAGCAGAGGATTGGCTGCATATAAAACAGGACATAGGCCTGGAACTTCAGCACCACAATGGGCAATGGCAAGAGTTAATTCATTTATAACAAAGGGTTCAGGAACTTGGGGTAAAGCAGATAAAGACCTTGCAGATAAAGTCAGGGGTGAAGCAGTAAATCCAGCACAACAAGCTGCAATCGCAATATCTAAAAAGAAGAAGGCAGATGGTAAATCTGTAAATGAATGGTTTGAAGCAAATACAACTAGAGCAAAGTATCAGTTACAACACGGAGATAACTGGTGGTGGAAGATGAACGAAACACATGATGCAATGTTAGAGAAACTTGGATTGTGTTGTGATGATTGCATAACAGAAGAAGAGTTGCCTTGTCCACCAGCAACAAAAGATGTTAAAATAAATACAAAGAACAGAGATGCAACGATTAAAAATCACAACTATGGCCCTTTAAATGTAGATGAGCCTGGTGATTATTTCGAGAAGGTTGCGAAGTACTGGAAGACAACAGAAGAAGCTGCAAAGAAATCATTGTGTGGAAACTGTGTTGCATTTGATATTTCACCAAGAATGAACGAATGTCTGCCTGGTGAAACCTCAGATGGTGATGGTGTACTAGGTTATTGTCATATGCATCATTTCAAATGTCATTCTGCAAGAGCTTGTCATACATGGGCAAAGGGTGGCCCAATCAAATCAGATGAAAAATCTTACGACTGGCAAAGTAGAGGACAAAAGGAAAGTGTTAAAGAAGTAGATGGCCCATGTTGGGATGGTTACAAACAAGTTGGTATGAAGATGAAGGGTGGTAAAGAAGTCCCTAATTGTGTACCAGAGGAAACTAAAATAGCAAAATTTAGTCAATTTGAAAAACTTAATTCGTGGGGTGAACTTCCAGAAGATGATAAGAGTGGTAAAAAACTAAATAATCCTACAAAGGGTGATGTAAAGAAATATAAAGTTTATGTTAAGAACGACAAAGGAAATGTGGTCAAAGTAGAGTTTGGTGACCCTAACATGTCAATCAAACGAGATGACCCAGCAAGAAGAAAAGCATTTAGAGCAAGACATGGTTGTGATACACCAGGCCCTAAATGGAAAGCAAAATATTGGTCTTGTAAGTTTTGGTCTACCAAATCTGTAACAGACTTAATGAAAGGTTAGTAAGATGTCAAAATATATAGTAAACATGGCCGATCAGTTAAACTTGATTAGAGCAAATGCACAGGAAAAACTTAGAAAAGAAGCTGAGGTAGTGGTTGAAGTTGAAAAACCTTCTGCACTTCAAACAGCAGCTGTTGACTATCTTAGTAGAAAAGACGAACCTCACCCATTAAGTCAAAATAAAAATCTTAATGAAGAAACACTTGATGAAGGTAAAATGGATGGTGCTGCCAAAGATTTAGAAAAAGAAGCAAAACAAAATAAAGGTAGTATGGATGAGAAATCTTATAAGGTAATGGCTAAGTTAATGAAACAAGGTAATCCTAAACAAATACTGTCTTATTATAAAGGACTTGACACAGAACCAAGAGAACGTATCGCAATGATTTTAAAGAAAAATATAGGTGAAAAACAAGCAGGAAAAATATTATCTGTTTCATTTAGTAATAATAGAGAAGAAGTTGAACTTGATGAA